TTGTTATGTATTTAATATCTATGGGGATGATAATGATTATATTATCCCTAATGTTGGTTATATTAATCAAAATTGAATTTTAATTAATTATAATAAATATGACTGAAGAATTAGCACTGAAACTTAGCAAGAATTATCTCTTAAATCATTCGATCAATATAAAAATGACCTCTATTACCGAGAAACAGATGGAAATAGAGATTACAAATCATGGAGTTATAATAAAGAAGGTACAGGTCTATATGCAAAATATATGGATTATATTAATGAATTAAAAGTCGAATTTCTTAACGATATGATTAAACAATTGAAAGAAATGAATAAGCTTACAGATAATAATAATACAGATGATAATATAGATGACGATGGTATCTAATATAATGATTAATATAATTAATTATATTAATTTAATTTTACCATGAATCGCATATAGTCATATATGCTGATGTACTATGAACTGATATGTTAATAAATTTATCTTCATGTCCATCAATAGGATATTTATGTGATAATGAATTATAATCATTGTATAATGATAATTCGTTAATGTGTAATTTTAAATCATCATCTAGAAGAGAATATATGTCATACACTGCTTTTGTATCGTACCCATCCAATATAACTATTTTGCTAAATGATTCACTATAAATATCAAATATTAACTTAAATAAATTTTCCAATTTCTTTTTGAGATAAAGCTGTCGTTGAATCTCGAGCTGTTTTTGTTCTAACCGATTTTTTTCGTATGCATGAAGAGCATTTGAAATTTTATCCATTACTATTAGTATATCATATTTAATTAATTAATAATTCAATTATATTATAATATTCAGATACACATTAGATGTATCTAATGCTATATTAAGTTCAGAATCCCATCCATTAATTGGATATTGTCGACATACATATTTAATTCCATTTTTTCTAATTAATTCATCTAAATATGTTTTCATATCATCATCAATTAGTGATTTAATATTATATGTTAAACTACACGTTGACCCATTTAATAAAGTAGTTTCACTAAATGAACCAATATATTTGTCGAAAAGTAACTTGAATAATTTTTCTAATTTATTGTGTTTATTAATCATTATTATATTTATAATTAATATAATAATTTATAATTCAATTCAACCAATATGTTTATTTAGAATATATTGGAATCTCTCAAGCATCTCAAGAGTATCATCTAATGGATCGTGAGTATGTGAATATTCAGTTATAATATCAATAGGTCCATTGAAAAGCTGATAACATTCAAAGAACCCGTCCAAACTTAGACTAGATGTATAATGATATTGTGAATTATAATATCTTAACCACTTATAACCTGATTTTTCTAATAAACAGTCGATCTTCATTTGGTCTCCTTCATCATCTGAGACAAATACAATCTTCTTATCACTGAATATAGTTTTTAGATGTTCAAGATATTCAATAATTTTCTTTCCAGCTATCTCAACATTTAATTGTTCTTCTTTATTAGTCAATTTTGAGAACATATCGCTATTTTTTGTAGACCACCACAAATATGTGTCATCTTCAATATGTTGAGTATCAATCTCTATCAATAAACGCATTGAAAATTCAGGTAAAATCTCGAATCTGATTCCGTTATATACAAGGGCCGCAAAACCCACTGCAAATGGTAATGATGAACATTGATTAGATAAATGCTCTGTGTCATATCCAACAAACACTTTATTTTTGTATGATTCCATATTTAGAATAATATATTAAAATATATTTAAAACTCAATTAATATTGAATTTTTATTTATTTATAATTTACATTATAATATCTGTTAATATGTATTATACGACATTGGAACAACTTCAAGATGAATCTAAAGATACCGCTGTATATAGAGAATTAATTGGATATAATGTGTCAAGTACTTATTCTCGCATTTTGCATGAATTTTGTTATAACTATGCATCACATCTTTTTTTTGTAATTGGTGAGATGGTTATAGACAATTCAAATACGTTGTCGACATGGCAAGTATTGAAATGTTCAGAATGTAAAGGTGTAAAAATTGGAACACTTATTAGTGTACAAGATAAATACAATGACGACGTGAACCAATCCAATGGATCATTTTTACGTGTATATTAATTATTATTTTTTTAAAAATAATAACAACAATAAAAAGAGTGATACGATGTATAATGACTCAAAACAGATAGTTTTATATATGACTGGATTCACGTTATTATCTCTATCATTAATCTATTCTGTTTTATATTTACAATCAATATATCTAAATTCTGTGCAGTATATTTATCTCTCTTATGAATTGGGGATATCAAGTACTATATTAATTTTAGTATCATTTATATTATTAATGGCGCTTTTCTTCTTTATAAAAGACCAGCGAACAAAAACTGAAACTAGTATACTTATTATAGGAGCATTTTTATTGTTAGCTGGAGCTGTAATAGGATTAGTATCTACTATTTATTTAAGTAGGAATGTCTATCCCATTTCATATTCATTCATTGTATCAAGTGGTTCGTTTGGTTTAGCAGCATTCTGTTTATTCGTAATATTGATATTTAGTAGACGTAAATATATGCCAGTTGGTAAACCTATGATAGTAGAAGAGTTACCAATTATTGAAAATAAGAAAGAAGAACCTATGATTATAGAGGAGCAAAAGAAATTACCAGTTCTTTTAGTAATTAATGAACCAGTTACTAATGATATTGAGGAACCTGTTATATCACAAAAGAAGAAGAAATCGTCATCATCATTGAAAAAGAAATTACATAAATATATTGAAACTAATAGCACTAAAGAATCACCTGCAGATTTCGCACCTTGGGAGAAATACATGAAATAATTAATTATTTATACTTTATTAGCAACTATAAATCTATTAAAAATAATGGATTTATTGATACGTGATTTTATTTGCAAGAAGAATAAAAATGATTTTAATTATTATAGTAATAATAAAGATGATTTAGTAGTATGGAGATGTAGAAAGAAGCCGAAACATTTTTATAAATGCAGTTTTAATGAGCGAGTTTATCGTTTACAATTCAAAGATGAAGAGGGATGCCCCAAATGTATTTATTATTGTGAAGAAATTGTTCATATCTTTTTGAAATCATTAGACCCAATAAATTGGATAAGAGATGTATCTCTCAATTGGTCTAGTAAATATAGATATGATTTTGTTAATGAACAGACGAAATTAATAATAGAAGTTGATGGAATGCATCATTTCAAGCGAACCAGATTTGGATCATTCAAAAAATATAGATCGAATGATATAATTAAATTAAACTTAGCATTATTAAATGGATATTCAATTATTAGAATATTTCAGAAAGATATTATAAATAAGAAAATAAATTGGAAAGAATTACTACTTCAAACTATTCCTATGATGAAGAGTAATACAATTGGAATAATTTGTCACGACCCATTACAATATTATAAATGGGTTGGTTTATAATGCGATTAATTTATTTTGTAATTCAGGACTAGCAGCTTTATATTGAATTATATATTTAGATAATGTATTAGTGTTTTTGTAGGCCATTTCGTAAATGGTGGGTCGATAAATATTATATTTTAATACTTGAGAAACAAATATACGTTCCCATTGTTCATATTCTTTTTTAACTGCTTCTGAAAGATGTAATTTAGGGAAAAGTTCTGAAATACTACATGATTTAGTTAAAATATTAAAATATTTATAAGAAAGATACATAATAATTCTAGCTCGCATAATTGATATATCTGGATTTGGACGAGGAAGTTCATGTTCAATTCGATACTGAATATATCTATCAACCATATCAATCGCATGGAATATCATTCGTTTGGTAACAATATCACTCTCATTAAACTGTTGAACCATTATTATACGTTCAGGAGAACTTTCCATTACTAATGTATATGATGGATAAGGGACTATAAGGTCCCTAGTTCGTTCAATCTCTTCTCTCATAAAATCAAATATTTTATTATTTAATACTTCAGTCACTGTTGGACGTCTTTCAGGTTGATAATCTAACATTTGTTGTAGTAACTCTCTCAATCCATCCATTTTATTAAATTCTTCCAATAATGTTGACCATGTAGGTCTTTTTTTTATTGTTGGAAATCTTACAGAGAATTCTTCATCTGTTAGCGATGAGGGAATTAGACTAACAATTTCTTCTAATGCTTGTTCATTTGTACAGTCCTCATCAAGATCAGGTTCTTTCTTAGAAAATAGATATATCCATGTCATAGCGATACTCCATACATCTGTTTCTTTCCCATACAATACTTGATGTTGATGAGTATCAAACAATTCTGGAGGCCTGTATGATGGAGTAATAGATTCAGGGTTAGATGTACATCCATCATAGATAGGTTTACAAAATCCAAAATCAATAAGTTTAGTAAGTCCCTTCTTCTTGAAATATACTAAATTTCCTGGCTTAATATCCCGATGAATATGGTTCATATTATGAAGATATTCAACTGCTAATAAACACTGTCCAATACTTTTCAATACATCGCCCAATTTATGTAAATCTCCTCGTTCTAGATCGAAATCTCCAGCTTCAAAAAGCATATATGTATTATCCATTCTCATCGATTTATCTTCAGGTCTAAATTCTTTTTTATTTGGAATAACAACAGGACTCTCAAATACAACATCAGTCATATTAACAACATAGGGATGCTTGAATTTTGTTAACATATCAATCTCTCTCCAACAACTACCAAAATCCATCGATTTTTCGGTAAATGATACTTTCATTACTTTATCTTCGCTAATTTTATGAACAAATCCATAACTTCCACGACCCACAAGTCGTTCCCATCGTGCAGGCGGTGATGATTGTACTGATTCAGATTGTACTGACGATGATTCATTAACACCGACAGATGATTGAACTGCTTGTTTTTTATTTCGTCTAGAGGCGGTAGGCATTGTTTTAGAGCAAGTAATATTTAGTTTTAAAAAATTCAAATCATTATTTTACAAAATATGTCAAGTTCATCATCCTCATCGCCTACCCCGTCATCTACTGGTCAATATAAGAAGGCATTTGTTAAACTTGATTTTTTAAGTAATGAAGAAGAAGTCTCAGTTAAAGTTCGAGTTATTGTTCGAAAAATCGACGAAGATGAAGATACTCAATATGAAGAGGAGTTCTATTATAATCGCGATGATAAGATAGACCCTAGCGAGATTGATAATTATTTATCCGATTATTTCCCTATTAAATCAAAACAACATTATGATGCTATCAGAAATGTCTTAGAGAAAATGATGAAAGATTCACAATGTTATGAGGAATATGACATCCGTATCTTATGGGACATGGAACCAGATAATGAAGAACCAAGTGAAACTCCATTCCCATTAGAGGGAGAAACAAAGAAAGCCGTTGATAAACTTCTATCATTATCAGGTGTTAGTTATCGTTAAAAAATAAATAATAAATAATTTTTTTTATATAAAATGACATCAACACGACGTTCATCTACTAAACGATCAACACGACGTTCTTCAACAAAACGAAGACTCTCGACACGAATTAGACTTTCATTGAAACGATTGGGAAGAAAAATCAGTCGTTCAGCACATAAAACAGGTAGAAAAATTAGACGCTCAGTTAAACGCACCAAACGATCAGTTAGACGTTCTGTTAGACGTACGAGACGTTCAATCAGACGCTCATAGATATAATATCTACAATATTATTATTATACAAATAATAATAATTAATTAATTAATAAATTAGGGTTTTAGATTTCTTTCCTTTCCATTATAAGATAATTTCGATTTTTCTATCAATTTCAAGAATTTATGATCATTAGGAAAAACTGTCATGATGCCATCAGATGTCTGTAATCCAATAGTTTCATAATGAATACCATCTCCGACTATAATACATGATATATAATCTTTATTTTTAATATATACTTCATGTTTGAATACTTCATCTTTAGTACATCTTAATATATAAATATTTATACCTAACATATTAGCAATCAATGCATACACTTCATGTCCTAAAAATTCATCACTCATAAATAATTTCTTAATACTATCCAATGTGAAATCTTCAATATGTTCTTGAGCATCATTGTTATTCGGGATATAATTTTTACCTAATTCAGCTAATGTACCATCCCCTGCTGTTTCATAAAATGTTAATTGTCTATCACTATCAGGATCTATCAAATCTAATCCAACTGCTAACGATGTTCTCAACGATCTTGCATACTCGGTTCGTTCCGAGAGATCTTTCATTACTTGATACTCTGTATTGTATCCTTTCAATATACTATGTAAAAAGCATGAACCGTCAGCTATTGTTCCAATCCTTACAATGGAATTATCTGTATACCATGAACATTTCAATATATCTGTTTTATCTTCTTTCAATAATGGCAAAATAGATTCCGAATGTATCAACCCTGTACTTATATTAGTCATAATAGGTAATGGATGTTCAATTGGTCTCTTAGGTTGTAATAATAATTGTGGATCCAATGAGGGGTCGTTATCATTCTCAATATTTTTATAATAATAGTTTTGTTTAGGTACTTCCTCAAATTTCATATTAGATAGAAGAGCTACACATGTTTTGGAATGAACAGGGAATACTAATTCATTCATTAATGGCGCACAGAACCATTTTCTACGGATAGGATAATTTTCATCTTTCACTAAATGAGTTGAAGATAATCTATAAACTCTCGTTGGGAAATAAATTAATACTCTAATTAATCTACTCAGTTCTTTTTCAACTTCAGACATTAATGGTTCATAATTCAAAGTCCATGTATCGATAAGATACCGTTTAGATACATCTTTCTTTTTTATATCTATCAACGGATACTCGCCATTCAACCAATCCATTGGCGGGTCAAATACAATTTTCTTACCTGTAATAGGAATAAGAGATGATACTAAATATTTATCAAATCCTATTTCAACAATTGGGAATAATTGAGGAGAATCATATAATTCTTTTGGAACGGAGCTCATAAATCCTATCACACATGCAATATCTTCTGTATCTATTTCTAACGTTTGTACAACTTGAAGAGTAGCAGAGGGTGAATTAAAATTATGAGAAGATACTAAACATACTAAATGAATTTTAGATAAATCTAGAAATGTAGTCCAAAATGCCTCAATAACATCTTTAGATGCAAATAGAACCAATGTACCATATCTGCATTTCATTAATTGATGAAATGTCCTATCAATACTATACTTAACATAATGTAAATTATCACCTATAAGAGTTGATAAAGGAATAGGATGATGAATATCCTCCCATATATTTTGACCAACTTCAATATCATTACCAACTTCTTTATCCATTCTCAACTTCTTAGGAACGAATTTCCCATTATTATATGTCATTTCAACAACACTACCATGAGATAGATTTTTTAAATTAAACGATCCGTCTTCACTTTTATCTTGAATTGTATCTTTAGTTGGGATAAAAGGATATCCCGATGATCCTAAAAATTCAACAGGATCTTTAATTCCTCTTTTACTACAATATAAATGAGGAATAGATGATTTAGATACATTATCAATTTTATTAATCACTTTGAAATCAATAGTTAATTCTTGAAACGGTTTCCATTTAATAATATCGGGGTATTTAGTTAATTCTCGTTCATTTAACGGTAATAGATGTGAATTATTATTATAAGCTAATAATGTAGGAACAAACATGAATCCATCTGTTTTATAAGATAAAATCGTTGATTCTACTTTCATTTCGCTCATTATAGCAAATAAATCCATAACCGTATTAAGTTCTTTATATGCCTTGGAATTAATAGATATATCTTTTGTTGAATTTTTCTCAGCAACTTCAGTAGATATAACTGTCCTATCATGTAATGGCAATTCCCTAATATCTATATTTTCATTATGTTGAATACATAAACAATCAAATGCTATAAACCAATATTTAGTTTTTGGTGCAGCATCCAATCGATGCTCCATAGGAATCATCTCTCCATCTAAATAAGTACCAATAACATTGGGGTCAACATATGTAGATATATGATTATACTCATACGGAGGCATTACCGACCATAATCCAGTTTTATCAAATACTAATACTTTCCGTTGTCCATCAGCTTTATGAGTGACACTATATGTAGTGGATACATTTCCTATGATACCGCCATATACAAGGTCTTCTTTTTTCATATTTCTAGCTTGAACTAATACTTCTCGATTGAATCTTTGTAATGAATACAATTTTAGATCTTTTTGAATAGTTTTAGTTAATTGTTGTAAATCTGTCAATGTATACAATATATCAGTGCCATGCAATGCTCGAACAAAATCTGATACGCCTATTAAAAAGTTCTTCAAATATGATTTATTAGTACATTCAATCTCCATTTCATACTTAGATTGAGTATTATTATCTTTATCAACAAATGTAACAACTGTTAAATCTAATCTTATATAATAAGGATTGAAATGATAACTCCATCTTTTTTTAGTTCTATATATAGAAGGATTGAAATTTGTTGGAGCAATAGGAAGAAGTTGTTCTTTACTTATCGCTATCTTAACTCCAACTTCATCTATTCTCAATTCATGCAAAGGCTTTTTAATCATCCATTTGATGATAGGTTTTCCTGCATCTCCCTCATTTGGAATAAGAGTTTTTCTTATACTTTGAGTAGTATCTATCGAATCCTCTGAATATTCTGTAGTTACTTTTATTCGTTTATCAAGATGATTTTTTATTCTATAAAAATCACTACTACTCAAAGGATATATACCATTATCAGAAATTTTCCATAATCTTGCTTCAACCTCTATTGATAATGAATCTGACTGTCGAAACGATGATAACACATCGCCAACTTTCTTAGTAAGATGAAGTATTTGATCGGTGATAACATTAACACTCGTCATTATTTTTAAAGAAATACTTTATAAATAATTAAAGTTCAATTATTAAAAAAATCTACCCATTATTTTTACAAATACCTAGTGTAGCCTCATTTAATATAAATCTTATAGCGGATGTATAAAATTGAATTTAATATTATTAATAATAATAATATTATAATCTATAATGGATGAAATAATAGATGATATCATCACCAAATCGCCACAAGTTGAACTATGTATAGAACATAATCAACCATATACTAAAATATGTTGTAATAATCTGTATTGTGACGAATGTCGCGATACATGTGAAAAATGTTCGTTGGATGAATATTGTGACATAGATGATTGGAAGAAACAAACATTAATAGATATGCAAAATTTAGAAGATAAATTAAATAATAAAGTTAAAGGATTAAATTGTATAATGGAGATAATTACGAATACTAATAATAATAAAGAAATTACAAAACAAATCGAAGATATAATCGATACCATTTATGTCGATATTAGCCATATTTATAATTTTAACAAATTTATCAATGATGATATTCCAATTTCTAATGTAATAAAAAGAAAAAAACAAATACTAAAGAATAAACGTATTATTCAAATACCTAGTGTTTCATTAGATGAACATTTAAATTGTTTCATAAATATGATCATCAAAAATGATGGAGATATCCATGCTAATTACGAAGAAATACTTATATGGGCAATGAGATATGATAAATTATCTATTGTTGAATCTCTAATTAAATATGGTGCTGATGTACATACACTGAATGATAGAGCGCTTCGTTGGGCATCTAAATATGGTCATTTAAATGTTGTTAAATGTCTTATTGCACATGGAGCCGTTAGGGCTACGCCATAACTTGGCGTTGCAGCCGACATTCATGTTCAAGAAGATGAAGCGTTACTAAATGCATCTGGTAGTGGTCATTTAGATGTTGTTGAATTTTTAATAAAAAATGGAGCAGATATTAATGCTCGGAATGGTTTGCCACTTATATGGGCTTCTATTGATGGTCATTTATCCACTGTCAAATATCTTATATCACATGGAGCTAATGTTCATGCAGATAATGATCAGTCATTAATAAATGCATCTGGTAGTGGTCATTTAGATGTTGTTGAATATCTTATTGAACATGGAGTAGATATTAATGCCAATAATGACAGTGCACTTTTTTGTGCATCTTATAATGGTCATTTAGATGTTGTAAAATGTCTAGTATCACATGGAGCAGATATTCATGCTAATAATAATATGGCATTTTATTGGGCATCTATGAATCGACATCAACATGTTGTTGAATATCTCAATCAAAATTGAATTTATTATTATTAATAATAATAATATTATAATCATCTACAACGGATCTATAATCATGGATAAATGTTTTGCATGTTTTGATGATGTCGAGTATATCCTACCATGCTACCATAAAGTGTGCGGACTTTGTTTGCACGATCTTATTAGTGATAGTGTCGATGGAAATATAACATGTCTTTGCTATCCTGAGGGTTGTAATAAAAAATGTTTCACTAAATTCACAAAAGATGAAGTAATCCCAATAAACAATAATAAAATATCATATATTGCATATAACGGAAATTTAACTATGCTAGAATCACTCATAGAAAGTGGAGCATATATCCATTCATGTAATGAACGTGCACTTCGTTGGGCATGCTCAAATGGACATTTAGCAGTTGTTGAATGTCTTATTAAGCATGGCGCAAATATTCACGCTAAGAACGATGAATCGCTGTGTAATGCATCTTATAATGGTCATTTAGATGTTGTCAAATGTCTAGTATCACATGGAGCAGATATTCATGCACGTGATAATTACTCAATTCGTAATGCAGTTTTGAATGGTCATAAAAGTGTCGTTGAATATCTCAAACAACAAAATTGAATTTAATATTATTAAGAAATAATAATATTATATAACTATGGATACTAATGATGAATTGGATAATAATGTCCAACGATCTATATCTGATGTATCTAATAATGAATTATGCACTATTCATAATGAAGAATATATACTAGTATCGGATGATAATATGTATTGTGATAAATGCGATACATCATGCGATCATGTTTATAATACTATAGAAGAATGGAAAAAACAAACATTAATAGA